GTTACGTTAATTGCCTAATGGCTATACCTATAAGATAGGTCTATTGGCTAAGAGTAAAACAATATGAGACTTTTACTATGTTTAATTATTTTAAAACAAGTAAAAGGTCTAAGATCTCATCAAAAGCTTGAATCTCTCTAAGAGAGGTTAAGCCTTTCTTTGATGAGGTCATCTGAGTTTCGCGTATGTCAATATTAAAAGATGAGCTTAGTATTTTACAGAAAAGACTAACTACTTTAATTAAGAAATCTGGTTTTCAATTTACTTTTAAGTATATGAAAACTGTTCTTCATTTAGTTGTTAGATTCTTATCTGGAAGACCTTTATTGGTATACGCCCCAAAAGGGATGCCGTATATTAGTATTGATTCTTACGGTTTACCAAAAGTTTTGCCTCTTCAACTACGTCACTTTCTAAAAAGATGTGACCTGGTCAAGGATTCAAAACATTTGGGAGCCATACTTTCTATAATTTCTATCTTCAGAGTATTTCCGACACACGTTAAACCTAAATTAGATACTATTGTATCTGATTTTACAGGTTCTGTTAAATCTTTTGATATTAACAAATTAAAATTAGCGTGTTCGGATTTACTTTCAAAAGATCGAATTAATAGAGAACCAAAATTCCAATGTAAAGTTATTGGTGGAGAGTCAGCAGGACCCAACGGTTTTAAAGCCGCTTGGTCTTCTGGAATAGACGCATTAGCGTTCATTCATAATCCAAAACTTTTATTCTTCTTATCTATTTGATTTTGAAGATATTCTAAAGTTATGTTTATCTGACTATACTTCTTAATATGTCTTGGTATTATACCATATACAATATTATTAGTGTTTTCTCCAATTCTAAGATCAAATCCTTTAAAGATTGGTAAGTTATCTGTAGTTTATAATGTTGCTGGTAAAGCCAGAGTAATTGCTATTACTAACTGGTGAATACAAGCAGCTTTTAAACCCCTTCATGACGATTTATTTTCAATTTTGAAAACAATTCCTCAAGACGGGACATTTGATCAGGATAAACCTTTAGATATTTTATTATCTAAAGACATCCAATCAACTATATACAGTTTTGACTTATCAGCCGCAACTGATAGACTTCCAATGGAGATCCAAAAG